AAGCCTTCCTCGTTTGCAAACTCTTCTTCCATATTTTAGTATCCCATTACTTTGTCGGCGGGTTGAAACTTGTTCCTGTGAGCATTCGAGTCATAGTCAAAGATGTTACTTCTAGGTCTACTCATCAGGCCATAGCGAAGAGCATCGTAAAGGTGATCCTCAGACTTTGTGTCTACATCCTCAGGATTATTCTTATCTAGAGGTAGGCTTGGTAGTTGGGAAATAAGATGCCTACAGGTATTGAAGATAACCATTCTTGGCTCTTCTGTGCACTCATCTACCTGAAGTCTTCTGTGGACTTCGTTCTTACCCGCAACCCTAGAACCCTTTGAGCGATCTGCTGGACGCCAACGGCAACCCTTCATGATCATCTGCTCTGCAAGGGATGGGCCAGTATCACCTCTGTTGTGCCAGAGAGAAGAGTCCAAGACCCCGTACCTAATCTTGTCGCCAGTCTCAGCTTCAAGAATCATATCAGCGAGGTCTACTGCAGTCACCTTGTGGGTATACATCTCACGGTATACGATGATCTGCTCTGTGTGGGGTACAACAGTAAACCACAAGACACCTGAGTTAGAACCATACCCGTAGTCTGCAGACCTGAACTTTGCCCAGTTAGAGGGAATCTCAAAAGGCTCGATTACATGCAGGCCTGAGTTAAACTCTGAGAATGCAGCACCCTCTGAAACAGACCAGTCACCTTCCAGAAGCTGCCTACGTTGATGCTCTGGTAGGGAGAGGAGGTTAGCTTCATACATCCCATCGTCTGCGAGGTGAGGGTTGTCAAAAAGAGTAGCAGGGATAAACCTTCTTCTGAAGAGTGGCTCACCCTCCCGACTGTGACCTTTAGGCCAAGCCAGCGTCTCTCCCGTATCAGGGTCTTTTGCCCAGAAAGAGGTATTGTAGGGGGAAGGGTCAATAAAGGTCTTCTTCACCCAGCTGTGTCCTGCACCACCAGGGTTAGAGGTGGCTCTCTGATAAAGGTCAAGACCAGAGGTTGTAGTAGTACGGAGACGAGACCTCATGTAGTTCCAAGCGTAAGGGCTAGGCCACTGTGTAAGTTCGTCGAAACCAATCCAATTAAAAGCCTGACCCTGGTAGCGCGTAACGTCATCGTCTCTGTCAAGGTAGGAAAGCCACAGAGTAGCACCAGAGGGGGCAATCCAAGTCTTCTCTCTTTCAAGAAACTTAATGCCAGGGATTGCTTGGGGATAAAGGTGCTTACTAACAGAAATCAGTTCTCTTAGTTCTTCTGTAGACCTACGAACCAGAAGTGCCTTTGAAAGAGGGTTGTTGAAGTAGCGTACGGGGTCTGCAAGCATTGCGTAGCTCTTACCACCACCAGCAGCACCCCCGTACAGAACCTCTTGCTCACTTGCACTTAGGAAGTCTGTCTGAGGACCAGGGTTAGGCTTAAAGATTACTTCTTGAGCTTTAGCAGTGTCGATTGGCTCAGGAAGTGGTACCGCCCACGTCTTTGGGGATTCTGACACTTGCTCCACAGATACGTTGCTTTTCGAGCTTCTCGGCTTTCTCGAGGGCTTCTTTGTACCTTTGGGCAAGGAACCGTTGATTTGCAGCTTCTCTCTTACGGTATTCTTCAAGTTTAATCCTACTTCTTAATCCAGAGTAAGAAATGCTCCTACCACTCTCATGACTTAGCCAGTCTGCCACAGCTCTGAGGCTGTATTGCTTAAGGTGTTTCTTGGCCTGCTCTAGGAGTTCTAGTTCTTTTTGAATTGGGAGTAGTATGTCTGGGTCATCTGGGTCCTGCTCGTACCCAAAAGGTACTACCCTGCCTACACGAACAACGGGGTGATACACATACGTGTCCCCTACGAGGTCTGGTTTAGGAAGTACCCAATTCTTTTTCATACCCATTTATAACACAAACTAAAAATGCTGTCAAGCGTCCTTAGACTTTTTCTCTGGGAGGATAAACAGTGGGGAGCTTGAGGACACTTCAACTTTGTCCGAAGCTTTGAACCCTGCACGGTCCAAGAAGTCTTTTGCTACGGCCATCTTTTCTTTGTTCCCAAGGTCTGTAGGGTTCTCCATGATGTCCATCATAGCCCAGACAGCCTTAGGTCCGTTCTCAGAAATAAAGTTACGGGTACGAAGAGCAATCTCATCCCTAAGAGGTTCTACGACCTGAGATGTTGCCACCGTTTCGGCATAGCCAGCAATCTGCTTTGCTAACACGTAGTTACCCTTAGCAGGCCCAAAGAGAGCCTCAAGGAACATTGACTGTTTTTCCGTAAGGTTCTTACTCATGACCTATGCCTCTTTGTCTTCTGTGCAATCTTTTTTGGTTGAGAGGAGAATTGCTTACCTTTCTTTGTGTCGGCACGTTTCTTTGCGCTGGTCGCTGCGTACTCTTTGTCGCTAAGGGACTCCCTAGCCTTTTTAGGGAGATAACGCTCCCCTGTAGCTTTTGAACCTTGGGTAGAGGGTTTGCCAGACTTAGTCCCCCATTGCTCCTTGGTCCAGTTCTTAAGGCTTTTCTGAGAGGCCTTCACTTGTAAGCTCCGCCTTTAGCTTTATATTGCTTAGCAAGCATCTGAGCTTTCCTTCCACTCCACTGCCCAGGGCTACCACCTTTACTACCAGCCTTAATAGACTCAAAGAGGGCTTTGCGCATTGTAGGCTTTGTATAGTTACCCGCTTCGTTTACTTTTGACTTTGGTTTTTTCATTTAACCCACCGGAATAAAGGTTTCTTCAACAGTACAAAGAACATCGACATCTACAGTAGCACCTGTACAGGTTAACTCAAGTTTATCTCCAGGCTCTAACACAATGTAGCTGTCAGACAACTGAATAGTTTCCCCCAAAGCTAGGTTCTTTCCCTTTTGAATAAAAAAGTGAGTATCTGCTGCAGCCTTATAGATTTCGAGGGTCATAGAAACAGTGCCGTTAGCGTTAACCATGTAGATCAAAGGTATCTTAGCCCTACAGTTAGGTGGGCAGGTGTAGAAAACCGAGCGTACAGCCGAGGTTGTAACGTTTAGAATGGGTGTACTTGCTCGGGGTTCTTTCACTTCTTAGTACCTTTTTGAGTTGGCTTCATGGAAGCACCGCAGTTAGCTTTAATCATACCGCCTTTAGCATAACCCGTCTTAGTCACCATGCCACCCATAGCATAACCAGACTTTTTAACCATGCCACCCTTAGCCATACCACGGGCTGCTCTACTGCCCTCACCTGCAAGCATTGCCCGAGCTGCACCACGGCTGTTTGGGAGACCCATCTCACGTCTCTCTGCAGGGGACATCTTTGCCCAGTCATCAATCGTAACATCAGCCAAGCTTCTTGTTGCATTACTGGCTCTTTGACCACTTGGCTCCAAAGAAGTTGTAGTTACCTTAGGGGTTTCTACCTTAGTGGCTGTAGGTTCGTTACGAGTTCTCAAATCTGCAGGACGGGCTTTAGGGCGTACACGAGGGGCTTCACCACCCAATCCTGCAGGGCGGGACTTAGGTCGCACAGTGGGTCTGTCTGCAGCTTCTGCACGATCAATGGCTGCACTTGCACGGCTAATTACAGAGTCAGTGCCAGAGCTACCGGAGGACTTCTTGTCATCAGCGCGGTCGGTTGTGTAGCGGTTGCCTTTCCAAGTAAAAGTCTTACCCTTACCCTTTTCCTTGCGGGCTGCAGCGAAAGCCTTCCCGAAGGTCATATCGTCATATTTAGCCATAGTCTTCATCTTCCCACTTTTCAGATACACAGTCCCAAGCTTGGCAAGCTGCCTCACCGCTGGATACGAATTTAAATTTAGTGCAAGCACCCATTGTCGAATCAGCCTTTAGGGCCTTCAGGGTGTACTTACGGTTATCAAAGTGCTCACAGTTGGTACACTTCTTGAGTTCAGCCATACCCTTGTCGATGCCCCAAGCCTTTGCAAGCTCCTCAGGGGTGGCACCGTACATCCAGTACTCTGTAGCACGTTTCTTGTTCTTTGGGTCAACGTCAGGGACAGCCCCAACCATAAGTCCAATTTTCATTTTAAGTCCTTTATTTGGCACCAGAGCAGGGAATCGAACCCTAGCCTACAGTTTTGGAGACTGTCGCGCTACCACTACACCACACTGATATAGTAATTCACCACTTTTCTTTGTCAGCTACTGCTTTGCACATTTCAACAAAGTAGTCTTGAGTGTATTGTTGTTTTGCCATGTTTACATCTTTGTGAAGAAGTTGCACATTTTCTTTCAGGTAACCTTCAGAGGAATCAACTCTGTCGATAGATACGGTGGATGTTAGGCCTTTCTCTGGCCAACCTATGGGCCAACCTGTTAAAGCACAAACACCTTCTTGTTCTTTGTAAAGTTCTACCACAAACTCTGGGGTTAAATCCCACTGGTAGCCCCTGTTTTCCCCACCCTTACGTTTAGTTTCGTACCAAGTAATGGACATAGGACCAACTTTACCTTTAAAACTGTTGATACTATTTGAACAAGACTTACACTTCCAATCCCCACGGACTGCAGAATTGTAATGGTCAACCCTGCCGTAGTGCTGTTCTTTACCACAACCACTACAGTTTTTAGTGTAAGGCTTTGTTCTTTTTACCATTTTTCTCGGTCCGCCCAGTAAGCTGCAGACATCTTACCTTTAGCGATATTTTTACTGTGACGAGCCTTAAAACTGGCACGTTTTTTACGCATACGGTCAGACTCGCCATCTTTAGGCTTGCCTGCAGTACTAGCACCCTGCTCCCCGAAACGGATCGTCTTAACCTTGTCACCCTCTTTAGCCACAACAACATGGGACTTCTTGGGGTGGTCAGGGGTATGCTTTGGCTTGTTGAAACCTGAGACACCTGCACGTGCCAGCCTCGGGTCTTTCTTAGATTCAGCCATTATTTCTTACCTGCTTTTTTATTACGAGGGAAGGAACGATTCTTAGAGGGGGACTTTACACTTAGGTTCTTTTTGGAGTTGTCCTTAGGGTTACCATTCTTGTGGTCAACATCCTTGCCGTCACCCTTAGAAACTTTACCCGCCTTTTCAAGTTTACGTCTAGCAGTCTTACGACCATCATTCCGTGCCCTCTGCTCAGGAGTTCCTTGGTAGTTATTATACTCTTTTTTATAATCACGTGGCACGAAACCAACCCCTAACAGTTCTTCCTATTTCATTTGGACTTGGCATCAGCCACCCTACGACCAGTAATAGAACAATCCAGGAGGGTACCTCATTAACAACAACGGTCTGAACCTCAGTAGCATTAACCCTTGTAGTCTGCCCCTGAGATGTATTAACCTTTTCCGCCGTTGCTGTCTGGGTTCCAAACTCCTGCACGGTTGACATGCCAACTGTCTGGTTGTTCTGTTGGCCTAACTGGGTGTTCGCTGCTACGTTGGTCCCTCCCCCTGGAAGAAGAGAAAGTGGGGACATTCCGCATCCCGTTAGCGTTAGAGTAGACATCAAGACCAAAGGCAAGACCAGCAAACGAGAAGATAGGCCAGACCAAGACTTCAACCATGCTAACATCACCTGTGAATACAACATAGCTTAATCCTAGCAGCATGACTATCGCAGTCTCTCGTTTCCATGTCTTAACTTTAGTTACCATCAGCCATCTTTTCTACTGCAGTTCTAATGGCTTTGATATTTTCATCCAGACGACCTAGAGTCACTGCCTGGGTTTGAACTACAGATTCAATACCGGTAATACGAGTATCCTGTCTCACCAACTCTTTAGAGTTATTCTGCACATTGTTATTAAGGCTGGAAATAAACCAAACCAAAGTAACAGTCTGCATGAAGATGGTAAAGACAAAAGTAATCGGAACAGATTTACTCAGGTGCCAAGGTTGATCAGCCATTATAGCCAGTCTCCTGTCTTGACAATAAACCCAGGGCAAAGCTTTGCTGCATACTCATTGTGTCCACTTACCTTCTGAATGTCTGTCAGTTCGGACAGCTCTCTGATATATTCTTTTACAGCATTAATCTGGTCTGGAGTGTAGTAATCTTCAGGCTTCCCCATTTTGGTAATAGTCTTAATTGGAATAAGACACAGACCAATAGTACCTGCATTATTACCCCGAACATGAGACCCAATGGTCCACAAGCTTCTACCCAAACAGGTATCACCAAGAGGCCCAAAGACCCTGTGGTACCCAATATCCTTCCACCCGTTATCGACAACATGCCAACGACGAATCTCTTGGGTCATCTCATCAAGAGTCTTACCCACAGCCCAAGAACCAGGGGTAGCTGCCGTATGCAGAACAACTTCCCTGACAGGATATTTCTTGGTACCTTGAAGGATCATCCCCAATCTCTCTTTCTGTCTGGTTCGAAGACATCAGAAGCCTTAAGGTGACCCTCAAGGTACATCGCTCTCTCAACTCTGTCTAAGGAATATTTAGTCCCAGTGTCTTGAAAGATTGCTTCCCTAACATAGAAAACATCTGATCTGGGGATGTGGATACGACGAAGAGACTTCTCTTTGCCTGATGCCAAGGCCCTGTAGAACTCGCCAAGAACATCGTCGTCGATATAGTAATTCATAGTGTTGTCCTAGTTATATCTTTCCCCTCACCGATGTCAAGGTAAACCTTGTTAAGGGGACGACAAAAAATAAATTTATCCCTCCCTCTTGAAAAATCTGAACCCCCTCCTATATAATACATTATGAGATACATAGAGTACACTCTATGGGACCTTATGGTTAAGCTTTAAGCTTATTACTCTATAAAAGAGATAATAATATACTTAAGGCTACCTTAAGGTACCTTAGGGGTTCTTAAAGAACTAACACGATGAAGTACTTCAAGAGATTCATTATGGCCTGACTAACGAAGTTCATCGTTCTATCCCTTCAAGCTAGGGCTACGCCCTAATTTACCACTTATGCCCGCCCCTTGTCAAGCCCTGATGAGGGGTTTTTTTATTTTATATAAGATTTATTCCACCTAAACCTGCCACCCAGTGGTTCACATCTCCCTAAACCTACATTATGCCTCTCAGAGGCTCTCAGAGGGCACTCAGAGGGCTTCTATAAGCTTGTGGTAGGCAAGGGTAGCCCGGAGAGCTAACGCCTGTGTAGCCCCCTCTGTAGCCTTTAAAACAGTGAGGTACCATTTAACCCCATTTTAGCCGCCTTAAAGGGACACCACCCTATAAAGGTTCTTATAGAGACCTGTCCCTTTAGTGGACACCATAGACCCCGCCCCCCAAACTGTTTACTACATTGACCCAAAAGTACAAAACACTTGTATTTTCCCTAAATCTGTCAGTGGTGGTATATAACGTACGGTACACCCCCCTGGGGTCCGTGCCCCCCCATGCTCTTGCCCTATGGGTCA